TTTTAGATTATAATATTTACTAGTGATGAAAAATGTAATCGGCGGCAAGTTAATAACTGAAACTAGACTTCGTCAAATTATTCAAGAAGAACTTGAAAGAAAATATTTGATAGAAGAAGGCTTGTGGAATGACGTTAAAGACGGCGTCAAAAAATTATCTGATTTTGTTTCACAAAAATTTAAATCAGTTGCTGCCGAATGGGCAAGTACTATCGATGAAAAGATTAAAGATCTTTCTACAAAGTCTGAAGACCTAAATGTTGTTATGCAAGCAATAAAGCAAGGCATGCAAGAAACAGGAGAATCTATACCTCTAGATGAAACTTTAAAATTAGCTCAAGGGTTTTCAAAAGAAAATGTTCTTGCTGCGGTTGAAAATGATTTAGCGGGCCCCGTTCATGATACCGCGCAACAATTACAAAAAGGTAAAGCGCTTGGTGAAGTATATTCGATTTTAACGACTAACGATTATGTTCATCAACAAAAAATTATAAAAGAAATGGGACCTGAAACCATTTTGGGTTTCGGATTAGCTGTTGTTGGTGGATTGCCTTTGCTTTTTAAGGGTTTGCATAAACTTGCAAGTTATCTCAAGGCAGAAAAAGTTGCAGAGTTATTTGAGAAAGCAGAACATATCTCTCATGCTATTGAAGAAAAAGTAATCGATTATGCTATTCCTGATAGATTATCGTACGTAATTTATAAGTTTCTTAATAAAAAAGGTTATCACGTTTCTGACAAACAAGAATTATTAACTTTTGATCAATTTAAATTAGACGCTGATAAAACTTCCGCGCGAAAGAAGACCGAAGGTCTCGTTTATAAAGCGCTATTGATTTATTTTGCGATTAACGGTTTAATCGGAGTGCTTAAAGCAGGAGCATCGCTGTTAGGATTCGTCGAGGGCGGCGCGACAGCGGTAAAAGGTGTAGAATTAGCACGCGGAGCTGAAGAAGTGGCAAAGATCGTGCGCGCTGCTGAAGTAGGCACTGCAGGCGCGCTAGCTTCTCGCGCGGCGACGGCAATTTAGTATAATTGAACAACGCGTCAAATTTATTGTATCATTATTTTTGATGGTTAAAATTGCTCACACAGCCGACGTTCATTGGCGCGGCTTGAGTCGTCACGATGAATATCGCGAAGTTTTTACAGCTTTCGTAAAAGACTGTAAGAAAAATAAAGTCGATCACATTTTTATTGGTGGCGATATTTTCCACACAAAGACTACAGGTATTTCGCCTGAATATATCGATCAACTCACCTGGTGGCTTGACTCGATGGCAAAAGTTGCGCCTGTCCATTTGACTTTAGGAAATCACGATGGAAATCTTGTTAATTTGTCGCGACAAGACGCGGTATCTCCTATCGTTCAGGCGTTAAATAATTCAAACGTTCATCTTTATAAAAAGAGTGGAGTATACGAGTTTCATCCTGGTTATACTTGGTGTGTATATTCGCTCTTCGATGAAGAAGGTTGGCCGCAGGTCATTCCGCAACCAGGCAAGATTAATATCGCATGTTATCATGGTCCCGTCCAAGGTTCTGTTACCGAAGTTGGTTGGGAAATGGACGGAATGAATCTAGAGTTTTTTAAAGACTATCCCTTTGTTCTTCTCGGCGATATTCACCAAATGCAACATTTGGGTTATCGGGATACACTCGATGGAAATAAAAAGCCTTGGATTTCGTATCCTGGAACACCAGTTCAACAAAATTACGCCGAAGAATTAGAACATGGTTATTTGCTTTGGGACATTGATGATCAAAGAACTTGGGACGTTACATTTAAACGACTCCCGAATCCGAAGCCCTACGTAACCATTCAATGGAACGGTTCTACTAAAGATCTTATTTCGACAGCTTCAAAGCATCCCGATGGTTCTAGATTCAGGATTCGATCGAATCAAGCTTTGGGACAAAAAGATTTTAGTCTCATCGGCGAAACCTTAAAAAGCGCAAAGTTAGCAACAGAAGTTACTTTTAAATCAGACTTTATAGTTGACAAATCGGTTGTAAGAACGGGTTCCTCAACTCTAGAAAAAGCCGATCTAAGAAATCCAGATGTATTAGTAAAGTTAATTAAGGATTATTATAAAGGTACGCAAGTATCAAACGAAGAATGGATTACAGTTACTGAACAAGTGAAATCTTGTTTATCGGCTGTTGTATCTCAAGAAGAGTTAACTCGTAATTCAAAATGGTCTTTAAGGCACTTACAGTTCGACAATGTGTTTGCCTACGGCACGAACAACGTCATTAATTTCGATAAATTAAATGGAATTATTGGAGTTTTTGGCCCTAATCGTGTAGGAAAATCTTCAATAGTTGGCACGTTGATGTACTCGCTGTTCAATGCAACTGACAGGGGTCCTGTAAAAAACATTCATATTTGTAATATTAGAAAACCCTACTGCTCTTCAAAGACCGTCATAAATCACAATGGTACGGATTATGTAATTGAAAGACAAACCGTAAAAACGGAAAACAAAAAAGGCATAATCAATGCAAGTACGTCGTTAAATGTTTTTAAAATTAGAGAAGATGGCGAAGCTGACGATCTTGCTGGCGAACAACGAACCGATACCGAAAAAGTAATTCGTGGACTTATTGGTAGCCAAGAAGACTTTATGATGACTTCATTGGCTGCGCAAGGCGAAACCAATCAATTTATTTCGCAAGGTTCGACCAAACGTAGAGCAGTATTATCAAGATTTCTAGACTTGGACATCTTCGATAAGATGCATGAATTAGCGAATAAAGAATTAATTGGATTCAAGTCACAATTAAAAAATTGTCCAGATAGAGACTGGCAATTTTTGTTTGACAGCACCAGAAAATCTATTACTGACGCTGATAACATAATCGAAGAACTCTCTCAAGTTATTAAAGAAAAACAACTCGAACACTCTAAACTACAGTTAGAACTTTCTAAACACAAAGAAGTAACTCCTGTAACAAAATCGCAAGTCGAATCTTTTATTAAGCAAGTTGATACACAAGAAAAATACGTTCAGCAATGCGCCGCCGAAATGCTTGTCTTACAAAATGAAATGCAAGATATTACCAGTAAAATAGAAAAAATTTCATTAGTAAGAGCTGAAAACGACATTGAAGATTTAAAGCAAAGGCATTTAGCATATAAAAACCTAGAAGCTTCTTTGCAAGCGTTAAAATTTGCTTATGATAAAGAAGAGACGTTATTAAAGCAACATCAAAAATCTTTAAAAATTTTAGATGAAGTTCCTTGTGGAGATGAATACCCAACTTGTAAGTTTATTAAAGATGCTCACGTTAGCAAAAATAAACTAAAAGAGCAATCACAAAAAACCGAAGTTGCTCAAGAAAAATTGCAAGAAGCGACAAAGTCTCTTAATGATTTAAGACAAGAAAACGTTTCAGATAAGTTGGAAAAACTTGAAAAGCTAGTAACATTAGAAAATAAATTACTTTTAGAACTTTCTAAAAAAGAAACTTCTTTAACAAAACTTCGTAATACTCACGAAGCAAAGGCAGCTGAACTAACAATTGCAAAGCAGCGATTGGTTCATCTTCAGGATGCTTTAAAAAATGAAGAAAATGTAGAAGTTGTTTCTATTAGGGCTAATTTAGACAATATATGTGAAGACATTGATGCGCTAACATCGCAAAAAATTTCAGCGGCTACCCAAAAAGGCAAATTATCTGCCAATTTAGAAAAATACGAAGAGGAAAAAAGAATTAGAGATGCGCTTTTGGAAAACATGAAAGTACATGAATTGGTTACTGGAGCTTTTTCCAAAAAAGGCATACCTCTTATAGTAATAAAATCGCAATTACCCGCTATTAATGCCGAAATAGCAAAAATTCTACACGGCATAGTCGACTTTACAATAGAATTAGAGAACGACGAATCTACTGATTCTTCTGAGATATACATCAACTATGGAGACTCTAGAAGAATTGTTGAACTTTGTTCTGGTATGGAAAAAACAATTGCGTCACTAGCAATTAGAGTAGCAATGATTAATGTTTCTTCTCTACCAAAACCTGACATTTTTATTATCGATGAAGGATTCGGGACTTTAGATGATGCGGCCGTCGAAGCTTGCAATAGATTATTGGTATCTTTAAAAAGATACTTTAAGACGATATTGATTATTACACACGTTGACGGAGTCAAAGATATCGTCGATCAAGTATTAGAAATTACAAAAAATGAAAAAGATTCCAGAATAGTATTTGGAGAAGATGAATGAGTGAATGGCAAAAATATCCGCGCAACAGAAAAATATCTCATCGCGCAGGATATGTGATAATAGTACCTGATGACTATAACGAAAATAAATCAAGTATGCCATTATTTTGCGATGTGTGTCAAATTAGGTTTAATAACAAAGATGACGAAAAGGCATTTAAAGAATTTAAATGTTGTTTTGCCTGCGCAAATGAATGGGCATATACTCATAAACCAGAATGGTTGAATGGATGGCGACCAGATCAAGAAAAAATAAAAAAATCCATTGAAAAACGGTTTTTTACAAATCCTGTCATCGTCTTCGAATAAGAGTCGTATATTTAAAGCTGGAGATACTATGCCTAAAATCGATTATAATGCATTGGGCCAAGCGCTTGATACAACCTGGGGTCGCACTTCAACACCAAAGACAGCATCTTATTCAGTAAAATTTAGTCTTGCTGGTGACGTATTAATCGCTTCGTACCAAGCTGTCGTAAACTTTGCTTCAGAAAAAGAAATGATAGTAATGAAGCGAATGTACGAACAGGAATCAATTGATGTAATTAATGAAGTTTTAAAAAATGTTAAAGCAACCTATAAAGATTTAACAGGTAGTTCTTTAACTTCTAAAGAATATAATTCGTCTACTTCGGTTGAGATTATTGGATTTAACGTACACAATCCGAAAAGAACAGCCTATATTCGTAGAAAAACATCTTTTGAAATAGCATGACAACACACCTTACTAGAAATGAACAAATACAGGAAATAGTTCGTTGCGGCAAAGATCCTGTATATTTCATGAAGAATTATGTAAAAATTCAACATACGGTGAGAGGTTTAATACCATTCGAAACATATGATTTTCAGGATGACTGTGTTAAACATTTCGAGCAAAGTCGCTTCAACATAGTTCTAAAATCTCGCCAGTTAGGTCTATCAACTGTGACTGCCGCCTACGCAGTTTGGTTTGCTATTTTTAAAAAGGATAAAAACGTTCTTGTCATTGCTACTAAGTTATCCACGGCAATGAACTTCATTAAAAAAGTGAAGATCATGCTGGACGGTCTTCCCAAATGGCTACTATTAACAAAGTTTGAACCGACTAAACAAGCAATCAGATTTGACAATGGTTCTCAAATAAACGCAATTCCTACTTCGCCAGATGCTGGTCGATCCGAAGCGCTATCTCTGCTTATCGTCGACGAGGCTGCTTTTATTAGAGATTTTGAGGATATTTGGACAGGCCTATATCCTACCCTGTCAACCGGTGGTAACGCAATTATCATCTCAACACCCAATGGCGTCGGTGGTCAGTACTATAGACTATGGATGGATGGCGAGACCAAACAAAACGAGTTTAACACAATCAAACTTCCATGGTGGGTTCACCCCGAACACGATGAAGATTGGTTCGCGAAAGAGACTAAGAACCTTCCGAAGCGTAAAGTAGCGCAAGAGTTTCTTTGCGATTTTATTTCATCTGGAGATACATTTTTACAACCCAGCGACTTGGAAACCATTCGTGAATCCATAAGACCGCCAATAGAAAAAACGGGTCCTCAGTCAGCAGTGTGGTTATGGCGACGCCCAGAACCAGGTCAAAAATATGTTATCGCAGCCGACGTCGCCCGTGGAGACGCAGGAGACTTTTCTACTTTTCATATAGTTGATAATCAAACTTGTGAAGTAGTTGGCGAATATATGGGCAAAATACCTCCGGATAAATTAGCCGATTTATTATTTGAATATGGTAAACTCTATAACGATGCCCTCGTTTGCCCAGAACAAAATACGTTCGGATATTTTACTTGCGTAAAATTACGAGACGATGGTTATCCGAGATTATATTACCAAGGATCATCTGGCGATCCCTTTGAGTTTAGGCCCACAGACCCAAACGCAGTACCTGGTTTTTCTACACAAACCCGAACGCGCGGTCAAATTTTAGCCAAGTTAGAAGAATTGGCTAGAAATAATAAAATTAAAATTTATTCTCAGAGACTATACGATCAACTACAGGCTTTTATTTGGAATGGTTCGAAAGCACAAGCATCAAAAGATGCTCACGATGACTTAATAATGAGCCTTGCAATCGCATCATGGCTGGTCGCGGGCGATTCATCGGCTAATGAACAAGCAACAGCGTTGGCTTATGCGATGCTAAAAGCTACTAAAGTTGAACAAAGAAATGCTATGCCAGGAGATGTCGACTCAGTTAAACCTGTGCAAAATGCAATGATGACTGGGTTTAATCCGCGCGAAGCTCACAAACCAAAAGACCCTTCGCAAGTCAGACACGCTGACGTTTCTGACTTTTCTTGGCTATATCGCTAAATTTATTACTCGAAGCGAATATCTATTAAAGTTAGAGGATCAATATGCCTAAGCTTACAATTTCGCAATTAAGAAAAATTATTTCAGAAGAAGTTCAACTTTTAAAAGAAGGCGATCGTGAAGATCAAGCAGCCAAGATGGCGACTGCAGCGAGTAAACTTTTAAGCGCTATCGAATCTTTTAAAACTGCAGCTTCGGCAAAAGCTAAATCTAACATGGATTCTTCTGGCGCTTCTCTTGAAAAACATTTAATTGAAGCGGAAAAGGTATTGAAGAGAATAGTTGCTTCGCCTATGGAGCATGTGGATGGTCCAAAACCTTC